GAGCCACAGCCAGAGCCAGAGCCACAGCCAGAGCCAGAACCAGAGCCATAATTAAATAAAAATAAAATTGATTTAATACTAATTTTTTATATAAAACTAAGTATTAAATGGAACCTCCAACTTATTTAGCCAACAAAAATCCTCATCCTAGGGATAAACATATATCTTTCGATGAGGGTCCTCATATTTACACGATAAAAGGTGATAGTGACTATATGTCTGTAACTACATGGAATCACTCACATTTTGCTCATTTTGAACCCGATAAAATTATTAATAAAATGATGGCCAGTCGTAATTGGACTCAAAGTAAATATTATGGAAAAACACGTAAAGAAATAAAAAAAATGTGGTCTGATAATGGTAAACAAGCCTCAGAAGCAGGTACAAAAATGCATTATGATATTGAATGCTACTATAATGACCAAGATGTTGCAATAGAAGAAGGGTGTGTAGAATGGGAATATTTTGAAAATTTTGAGCGAGATTTTGGACAACATATGGAACCTTATCGTACAGAATGGATGGTATATGATGAAGATTTGAGATTTGCAGGTTCTATTGATATGATTTTTAGAAATAAAGATGGAACTTTGGAAATTTATGACTGGAAAAGATGTAAAAATATTAAATATACAAATAATTATCAAACTGGTACAACCAATTGTGTTAAGCACTTGCAAGACTGTAATTATAATCATTATGCTTTACAATTAAATACGTACAAGGCTCTTTTAGAAAAAAATTATGGAGAGAAAATTAATGGCATGTATTTAGTATGTATGCACCCAAATAATACGAATGAAAATTATATTAAAATTCCAATTCCAAATCTTCAAAAAGAAGTAAAAGACTTATTCGAGTTAAGAAAGGAGATGTTAAAAGATAAACAACTTAAAAATAAAAAATCTACTTAATGTAATATAATGGACGAAATATGTGGTGAAAATGATTTTGCGTACTTTTCTGACTATGAACTTGACTGTATTAAACCTAATCCAGCAACAACTTTTTTTATTTTATTGAGTATGGTACCCATGAGTTTTCTTTTTGCGATGATTTTGATTTCTCAACATTTATATGCTACAGGTGATATTATTGTAGACGATGAAGAAGATCAAGAAGAATTATATGAAGATAAGTATCCAATTATTAAAGATAAAAATACAAATAAAGAGCCTAATACAAAATTGTTGAGCATTTTGGAGTATACTCCACAAGGAAATGTTTTTATGAAATATGACCCTGAAAATGAAAGTTTTGATTATTGGGCAGATTATAAAGAAATTCCGTTTAAATATTTAGAAACGGTGGCTAGAAAATATGTAAACACTTTTTGTTGCGTAGATTTATATATTAAAGAAGAAAGTGATGAAGAGTATAGCGATGATTTTGAAACAGAAGAAGAAAATAGTTCATCTGATGGAGAAGAAACATCAGAAGGAGAAGAAGAAACATCCGAAGAAGAAAAAGAACAAAAAAAAGAAGATAGCGATGATGAAGGTGTTTTTGCTAAGTTGAAGAGTGCAGAAACTATTAAAGAAATAGTTGAAGAAGAGTCAAAGCCAGTCAACAAATTTAGATATAAAGGTAAATTGGTTGACATTATGGAATTTAAACAAAAAAAGAAACAAAAATATGAACCGAAAAATGTTTCATTTGGTTCATGGAAAGGTTTATTTTAGTGACGTTTTTTTAGTGCACGTTTTTTAGTGCGTCTTTTAAAGTATTTTCTTTTTTTACGAGAACCTCCTTTTTTAAGGGATTTTCCCGTAGGTTTTAAATTAGGTTTTTGTTCTATTGTTTCTTGTTTTAAATTAGGTTTTTGTTCTATTGTTTCTTGTTTTAAATTAGATGTTTTATTTTCATTCAATGTATCATTAGTTGCTCCTTGTAAACCAGAAGGCATCATAGCCTCAGCAGCATCACTTTGTTCTTTTATATCTTGTACAAGTTTCTGTTTTGTTAATCCTACGCTGGGAGTAAATTTAACATCACTACCGCTCATTGCTTGAAATGTAGAATTAAACTCATCAAATTTATTTGTAACATTTGTATAAACATTATAGGCTTGGAGTCCAAAATCTATATAACTATCGACTGCTTCTAACCCTGGAACATTTACTTTTCTAAGCATTTCTAATATTCTGTATGTTGATTCTAAAATAAGTTGTAAATTCTTTTGAATGATAGTTTGTCCAGTTTGAACTAAACTCATGGAAGCAGAAAAAGCACTCCATGCGTTACCATAACCAGGAATACCAGCAATAACATTTTCAAAAGCATCCCATGCACCATCTCCTGCGCGTCTAATACCTTCTTTCAATCTTTCAATAACTTGTTCTTCTGCTTCATCAATAGCAGGTTCCATTTCTTTTAATGTAATTAAAGACACTGCCAAAAAAGGTTTAAGCGCTGAATCATTAAGTGCAATAGCAACTTGTTTAATATTTTCTCTAATAACAGGATCTTCTAAAACTTTAACCATAATCATGGACAATAATTGTGCTCTATCTTTAGCAACATCTATATTTTCGTAAAGTTTATCAGGTTCTGTGAGTGAAACTCCTAATAATTCTAACATTCTATCCATAATAGAAACCAGTAAAGCAATATATTTTGATATTAATCTTCTTATGATAGCAACTGGTGGTTCTGTTATCAATCTTTTCATAGACTGACCTACATCTTTTGAATTTACAAATTCTTGTTCAACTCTTTGTTGCATACTTTTATTTTCATCCGACATTATTATATTATCTTTATACTTTATTTTTTTTAAGCCAACTTAAATATCCAATACTTTTTTCTAAGTCAAATGAAGAACCTAAATCTTCTTTAGCAATTTGTAGGGCTTTTTTTTCAATATGTGATAAAGAGTCAAGATATTTTTCAAGACTTGTTTTTTGTTTCTTAGGAGGCATATTTATTAATATTAATAAATTATATTAATATCAATATCAATTTTTAGTTAAAATAAAATAAAAGTCTTTCATTTTTATCTTTTACAAGTTTTGTTAATTTATAATCAATACTATAGTTTGAATTTATCAATATATCTACAAATACATCTATTTCATCTGATTTAATAAAATCACCAGTGTTTGGGTTTATAATAGCAAATAAACAGTGAGGCTTTGTATCACAGTGACAATCATAATCAAAAGGAGAAAGTCGCTGTCTTGGTAGTTCTTTGATACAATCTTTTAAAGGAGAATTATCCGGTCTTTTATTTAGTGTTAATATTTTTAAATAGCATTTTGTAATTTTATTTAAAAATATTTCTTCTTCAACCTTAAACGTGGGCATATTTATATATAATATATTATAAAATTGAAAAGAATTTTTAATTCTAAAAAAATATTATTTTAACATGATAGAATCAAAATCTAAAACATACAGATTTAAATTTACTTCAAATTTTAGTTTAGCAGTTGAAGAATTTTCAAGAATTCATAGGTTTGATAAACCCAAAGATTTCAAAGATGCATGGAATACATGGAAAGAAGATAGCAATATACTAATACAAGAAGAACTTAATGTTCTTAGAAATAAAGGTTATGAAGGAGATATTTATCAAAAGATTTACAAAAGTGCACGATATTATCATAAAAATAAATCAAATAAAGAAAAAGAAAAAAAGCAACGAAAAGATTATGTTAATATAGATAGAAATATTTTATCGAATATGGATAATCAAATTTCAAAATATTTGAAAAATAAAGACAGTAAACCATCAATTGGATTCCAAAATTATATGGAAAATATAGACAAAGACGTTTTATCTAGAGAAATTATGCTTTTAAAAAATAGTGGATATGAAACAAATGAAGAAGTTTTAAACAAGTTTAAGAAAACTTATAAAAATAGATATTTTATACAAACAAAAAAATAAATTTTATCAAAAAAATAAAGTTGATATAAAAAATTATAATATATTTTTTTATTAATGATAGGAGGAAAAATGTTAGCAAGTGGGGGATATGGCTGTGTATTTAGTCCCGCTATTGATTGTGATGGTACTTCTTTAGAATCAAAAAAATACGTAAGCAAAGTACAAGTTAACAATAAATATGCAAAAAGAGAAATTATGGTAGGAAAAAGAATAACAAAAATAAAGGGATATAGAAATCATTATGTTCCTATTGTAAAACATTGTGAGGTTAAATTAGGTGAAATAGAAGATAAAGATAGTGGTAGATGTGAAATATTTAAAAAAAAATCAAGTAATAAATTTACTACTATGAAAATGCCTTTTATTAATGGTACAGATTTTATAGACTTTATGATAAAACATAAAGATAGTAGATATATTGTTTCTAACATTATATCAAGTTACAATCATTTATTGGTTTCATTAAGTAAACTAATACAAAATAATGTACTTCACTATGATTTGAAAGGAACTAATATTATGTTTGATAATGACTCAAAATTACCATTACTAATTGATTTTGGACTTTCAGCAATAATAGATGATGAAATTGTTTCTGATGAACAAATGAAAGAAATTTTTTATGTATTTGGAGCAGATTATTATGTGTGGCCATTAGAAGTTCATTATATATCATATTTAATTAATGAAAATATTGAACCCGTTGAAGAAGAATTAGTTAATATTGTCGAAGAATTTGTTGATAACAACAAAGGATTAACTAAGAATTTTTCTCAAAATTTTCTTTCAAAATACAAAGATAAATGTTTAAAACAATTAAAATTTTATAATAATTTAAAATCATTTCATAAAAAAAAAAATTACATTATGAGTTTTTGGAATACATTTGATAATTATTCATTATCTATAATGTATTTAAAATTTATAAATTTAATTAATTTAGATGGTTATGCTGACAATAGTTTTATTATTCATTTTACAGAGTTATTATTAACAAACATTGACCCTAATCCTCAAATGAGGATTAGTATATTTGAAACAATACAAGACTTTAACGGAATTTTAAATAAAGATATATCTGAAGGTATAAAGGTTTTTAAAGATTTAAAAAAAAACTTTATTGATAACAAAAGCGAAATAAATCATGTATTAAGTAAAGAACATAAAACAAACAAATTAGATTCATTAAAAATCAGAAAAAGTTTAAAATAAAATTATTTTTTTCTCTTTTTTTCTTTTTCAAAATTTATTTTTGCTATGTGTAAAATTTCATTTATTGATTTTCCAGGATGTTTATGTAGTGTTTTTTTAATCTCTAATAGCCATTTATTCCTCATATAATGTAGGAAAAGAAAAAAATTGATAAAAAAAAATTCATACATAGTAAAAATATCAAATGAACAATAAACTAATATTTACAAAGTATTTGTACAATAAAGATGAAGTAGAATTAACTTTATTAGAATGTATATTAAAAAATTCTGATTTTGAAGAAGTATATTATTGGACACGAGAACTTTATGACAGTAATAATCCAGAAGAAATATGGCAATTATTATATAAAATTTATTATGATTTTTACTTTTTAACAAATCAAAAATTTGAAAATAAAATAAATAAATGTTATTTAAAGTGGAAAAAAAAATACAATATAGGTTATATTATCTATATTGTGTATAATTTATGCAGACAAAACAAAAATATAGATGTTAATATATTTATTTATCGAACTTATTTTAGTTCGATAATTAAATATGTTATTCAAAATATTAATATTTCTACCTATTCTGGTAATACAAGATATGAAAAATTATTGAATTATGCTATAAAAAATAAAAATAACGAATTTATTGCATATTATTTAAAAAAATGTCATAAATTAAAAAATATTGAAACATTTTTAACAGAAAATTTCTCTATAGATGTAAAAAAAAATGAGCATTATAGCAATAAATTTCATTTACTTTTATGTAGTTGTTTAAATTTTCCTAAAACAAATAAAAAGTTTATTTATAAAAAAGTTCCAGATGATGCCTACAATGATGTAGCAAGAAATATAAGTAGAAATAAATCAGATGTACATTGGAAAATTTTAAAAGAAAAAAGATTATATAATATATCGCAAACAATTGGATGTTTTAAATTAGAAAGGAGTAATTATGTATTAAATAAAGAATTTTGGTATAGATGGGAATATCATGCGTATAACAGTAAAATATGGAAAGATAGATTTGATAAATATAAAATTAAAATAGAACGAAAAAAAAAATTATTAACATTTTTAGATGATGATGAAATGGAAGATTTTTATAGTAAATGGGGTTATGAACCAGATGAACAAAGTAAAGAAATACAAGAAAAAAGTATAAAATATATTAAAAGTAATAGTATTTACGGTTGGATAGAAAATATTTGTAAGAAAGATATAAATTATAAAATTGAAAAGAAATTAAAATATTAAATAATTACTATATTTAAATATGGTCAAAAATAAGAAAGGTGGAAGTAAACATAAAAAGATGGCGCGAAAAAATGTTACTAATAATGCTATTCGTAGAAAGTTGAGGAAAGTATCAGAAGAAGGAGAAATGTATGCTTGTGTAATTGCAGTTCATGGTGGAGGTCATGCATTAATTAGATGTTCAGATAAAAAAGAAAGAACACTAGTTATTCGTGGAAAATTTAGAGGACGTAATAAAAGAGGTAATTTTATTAAAGCCAATAGTATAGTATTGGTTGCATTAAGAAGTATTTCTATGGGAGAAGTAGTAGAAAAAAGAAAGAAAGAAAAGGCAGATCTCATTTATGTTTACGATGATAATGACCTAGAAGAATTGAAACAAATCAAAGATGTTTATGATATTCTCTCGAATGAAACCAAAGAAAAAGTTGACGATGATATATTTGATCGTACTGGTGATACAGATGAACAATTAGAAAATCAAATTCTCAAATCATTGGATAATAAAACATCTACTGATAATAAAGAAGAAAATAGTAAATTGGATGATGTAGATTTTGATTGGGATGATATTTAATCTACACTATTTAAATCATCATCGCTATCTATATCACTTAAAACATCATTGAAATTAAGGTCATGCTGTGTATCAGGATGAGTTAAAAAATCTTCATTTTTTTGTTCTTCAATACTAGCCATTAAAGCCTCTTGTAAGTCATTGTCAAAATAGTCAAATGGCGGTTGTCTTCTAATTCGTCTAGGTTGAGCATGGTCAATTATTTGTATATTTCTAATAATACTATTTAAGTTTGATAAAATTCTTTCTCTTTGATGTATAATATTTTGACGTTCTTGTTCTGAGTCCTCTTCTAATTCCGGCATATCATCATCGCTATCTGTTGTTACTTCATCGTTTAGCACATCATTGACTGTAGTATTTACGCTTTCATCATCACATTTTTCACGTATTTCCTTAAAATCTAATTCAAATCTACAAATAGGACAACTATTCGATTCTTCTTTTAACCAAGTTAATATTGCATCTTTTTCAAAAATATGTTTACATGGCAATTGACTTATTTCTTGATTTTCTTTAAATTTTTCTTGTGTAATTGCACATTCTTTTATATCTTGTTCATCATCTTTGAATATAATTGTTTTTAATTCATTCAAACCCTTTTCTGATATAACCTTTTTATATTTATTTTTCTCATAAAGAGAGTTTTGTAAAATATTTATGAAATTATTATTCGATATACGTGGGTGATTTAAAGGAAAAAAAGAGTTACTATTATTTACAACTCTATTTGTTAGCATATTCGTTAACTCATTAATCATTATATTATCAAAAGATGTTGGAGCCTGAAATAAACCTCTTCCAATAACAGTTAACGGAGATTCATTTGTATTTTGATTATTTTGATTATTTTCATTATTATCGTTATTATCGTTATTCATACTTAGTATTAAAAAATATTTTATTTTTAATATTTTTTAGTTAATATATATTATAATATTCTATACAACAATATAGTTTTCAACAATATTGTACCTATCACTATCTAGAAGGTCACTTAGCATTGTCATCGGTGTAACCGACCGCAAAGCCTCAATACCCTTTGTACAAAACACGTTCATAAGTGTTGAACTGTACCCGCTCAAAAATGTAATATTCTTTGATAGTGATGTAGCCGGAAAGCCATTCGTCTTTCTTAGATTCCAAAACAAAATGTGAGGCATTTCATATGGCTCACTCCACTTAGTATTCATACCACCTTCCGCAAATCTCTTTCTAATCTTTTCTTCCGCCGTATCAAAAATTCCTCCATTATGATAACTACAATCAAATTGCATATCACTGAAAACAGCAAATATCAAATTTCTAACAACATCTGGATGAATTTCATTTTCAACAAGAACCTCCAAAATCTTATCCAATGCTAGAAAGAAATCTGTAGATGTTCCCCATGCAGCACCTCTCACCGTTTGAGCCTTCGCTACAAAATCCATTGAATCATCTGTTTGCACCCATGTAGGATGACTATCGAATGTCATAATTCGATTCTTAAAACCACTTTCTTCATCAACCAGTTCAGAAATTCTAATACTCATTCCAATTGCATTGTGAAGCGGCAACGAATCATCACATTCCATTGAACCAGATGTATCACACATACAAACAATTGACTTCCCCTCCAATCCCTTATTGTTTGCCTTATTACTCTCCCATTGCATATTAATAGTATTGCGTACACTTTGTTCTCCACCACTAGATGTACCATAACACTTCAATGCGTCTCTTACAAGTTCTCCTACCTGACAACGCTTACCGTGAATTTTCTTACTCGAGTCACCACTCATAGCAGCAGAAAGATGTGTCTTATAATTTTCTCTACACTGAATTCTGTCATTATTTTCTCCACGAACTTGTCCCTTCTTATCCACATAAAGAATTGCATTCTTACTCTTGCTCATTGTAAGAGATGTAACATTGTTAAAATTAATCTGTGACCACTTTCCATCAATATCACACATCTTAATTTGAACAGTGTCTACTCTCTTATTCAAATAAACTATACGCTTCTTCAAAACCATTTTTTGCTTATTTCCAGCCTTTATCATAGTAGTTCTACTCGTAGCGGTACTCATAAATTGCGGATTCATCATCATTGCCATCTTCTTAAAAATCCATCCATACTTTGACTTTTCACGAGGAAGCCACTTTCCAATAAGTGTAGGATTGTAATTAATATCATTTACAGCCTTTTCATACTCAGTTCTAAGACAATTAATAGAAAGTGTCAAAATTCCTCGAATAAGCACATGATTTTCTCCATCCAATGTATTTTCCTTAATATATTGACAAAATCTCTTTACATCTTTCCATGAACCATATTGATGGTCTAGAGGATTTTCATTCGTATTAATAAACAACTTAAACATATTAAATGCCACCTGAGGATAATAATTATACCAAACAAGAATTTGCATAAAAGCCAAATCATATTCTCCCTTGCCATCTACAATATCACGAGTTTGAACTAGAATCTTCAAAAGAGTTACGAGTTGTACACGGTTCTCAGTCCATGTAAGACGATTCAACATATCATTTAATCTGCTTCTCAAGTCATCGTGATTCTTACTCCTAACCAACTGAAAGAAGAATTGACAAATTTGTTCATCAACATTATATGACCAGTCATGTTCAACATGATTATTTTCGCCAAGTCTTACAGGTGTAAGGCTTTTCTTGCTGTCGAGTGCTGCAGAGAGAATGTTCATAATTACTTAGTATCAGGGGGTGTCTTTAAATACCTTTTTCTAGACCTTTTTCGCTTCAATTTTTGTTTAATGTATATCTTTTTTGTTGTTTTTTTTGGTTTATTAGGTGGTTTATAATAGATAATATATAAAGTATTCATATCTTTAAACAAATTAATAGTATCTTCCCATTTTATCGTATCTATATTTTCATTTATATTTAAAAAATTAAAATTATCAGGATTTTTTAAAAATAAATTTATTTCTTGTGGTTTTAAATCAATATTATATTGAATAATACTTATTATTTTATGCATCGAATTATTATGTGTTTTATTTTTTTTCAATAAAAAAATTAAATTTTCTTTGTTTAATTTGTTATCATCTAAGTCCATTTTTTCTTTTTTAATATGATATATATTTTTTGTTTCATTTATATAAATATAAGTAACTCTAATAATATCAGTTATATCTTTATAAAAAATATCATATTCTTCTTCTTCCTTTTCTATTTCTTCCAACCAAGAATCATCTAATTCACTATCACTCATTATTTTATAACATTAAAAAAATAATGAAATATATACTCATTATTTTATTAAATTTTTATTAAAATTTATATTAAACTTATTCGTCATCAACATCTTCATTATCTTCATCGCTAAAACTTTCATAAGCATATTGTTGTATTAACTGTTTTTTCCATAGTTCTTTTTGACGTTTTTCTTCTTCTGATTCTTCTTGTACTTCTTCTTCATTAAACATATTATTCTTTTTTTTATTTTTTTTTATTTTTTCTTTTGTTTGTTTTTCAGGTTTTTTTGTAATAGATTCCATTATATTAAATGATTTATGAGTGGCTCCATTGATTTGGGGCACACCATTAATAAATGATGCGTTATTAAATACACCACTACCTCCTCCTCCACGTCCACGTCTTCCTCTAAATCCACCTCTTCTTCCACCTCGACCACCCCTTCTACTATCATTTTTAAAAGAATTATATTTTGGTGTTTCATAAGTATCTAAATTATTCCATCTACTATTTGTTTTTATTTCTGATTTGTTTCTAAAATTATT